GCATTGACCACTCCAAGCCCGGCCTGGTGAGAGGGCTTGTTGACAGCCACATAGTCGAAGCCTGCGTCCAGCCCGGGGACCGTGAAAGTACGCTCCACAGTCGTATTGGCGCCCACAGACGCCGTTGCGATCGGCACCGACAACATGAAAACGTTGCGGATGTTCCCGATCGGATTCATTGAAGCGCCAGCCATTATTGCACCGTCGTCGGCAGGCCCATCGTGGCCAGCGTGGTTGCTGTCTGACTGCGATTGCTCTGGTTGAATCGCATCACGGTGAGCAGGTACACGCCTGCTGCCGGCACGACACCGCCGGCCGTGGGGTTGACGAACGTCACATAGAACTTGTCGTTCACCGCGGGATCGACGCGGCAGTTGGCGAGCACCACGCCCGCCACATGCGAGGGCGCGTTGATCCCAACGATGACGTCGCCGGCCAAGAGTCCGGTTGCGGCAGTGACCTGCGTCACGCCGTTGAGGCCGAACGACTGCTCAGCAGTGGTGATCGTGGCCACGCTGACGGGTGTCATGGTGACCGCGATGGTCTGAATCGTGACCTCGGTCGAATATGGCGACTGCGTGTTGACCGTGGTCGTGACGCTGGGCCCGAGATTTACTGAAGGCATTGCATTGTCTCCTGGAGGTTGAGAGTTAGATGGCCGGTATTACCCGTTCACCCGGACCCCCAGCTGGTTGTAAACACGGTCGAACCCATACAGCACGTCGGCACGCGTGGGCTCGGCATCGTTGTTGATCGTGTACTGCCGCACCAGGCGGATACTCATGCCGATCTCCTTGTCGGAAGCACGTGCCGCCATGTCGACACCACCAGGCAGCGGCAGGTCAGCGAAGGCCAGCGCGATTGCGCTCTTGTGCAGGATGAGGCCCTGCGGGCTCGCCTTACTTGCGTTGCCAGTGCCACCGTTGACAGTGATGGCAGACGTCGCCGTGAATGCTGCCGTGGTGGTCGCGTTTTGGAACTGGCCGCCGGTGATCACTGCCTCGGCAATGCGAATCGACAGCGCGCCGGCACCGCCGCCGGAGGTGTACACACCCGTGGCAGCATCGAAGGTGCCGCTGGTGAGCGTGGCCGCTGCAAAGCGCAGGCCGGGGTTGGCCGCGCCGCTCGGCTGGTTCTCGTAGCCACCAGGAGGAATGACCACGAACTGTTTCAGCGCGCTGCCGTACTGCGTGCGGCTTTGCGGGTTGGCCGGAAATACGCCGGCAATCTGGATGATGTCGCCGACCTTGATGACGCCGGTGCTCGCGGTCCAGCCGTTGGTCTGGATGAAGCCATCCTGCGCCCAGCCGGTGGTCAGGAATGCGCCGCCGGTGTTCGCGGTGAGCAGTGGCGTTCCGCCCTGCGCCCCGGTCACGAAGGTGACGATGTTCTGGTCCCTCCACCAGTCCATGCCGATCTGCTCTTTCGCCATGAACCCGCGGCGATAGTTCTCACTGATCGACATCTGCGGGTTGTACAGGCCCTTCATGCCGTCCGCTGCGAAGGCCGAGGTGAACGGGTCCAGCACGCAGTTGCGCGTGCCGCTCGAGCAGGCCTCGGCATCCAGGATTGCGTTGGCGAGCGCGTAGGTCAGGAACGAGGATGCGGGTACGCCGGGCGTGCCGACCGCATTCGGGATATTCTGGTACGCGAAGTACGCGCCGTCACTGTCGATGCGGTTCGCGACCGCCTCGATCATGGGCTTGCCGAATCGCTCGCGGAACTGGTCGATGCTGAGCAACAGATCCTGGGTCGTGAACTGCACGTCCACGTGGAACTGATTGCGCAGCGTGATCGGGATGAACGTCTCGTTGCTGTCCTCGACGTTGAGGGCGGCACCGAATGTACCGCGGTAGCGCGGCGGCCTGCGCACATTGACCGTGGCGCCGATCTTGGCGCCGCTGACCGCAAACTCGTCGTTGTATTCTCGCGTGAAGCACCCTGAGAGGGTGCACATATTGTCCAGCACATCCAACGAGTCGTTGGTGATGTAGCTGATCGTCAAGAGTTGATTCGCCAAGATGATGCTCCAAGATAAGTTTGGCCATCACCTCGTCGACTCACCTCGCTTGCGCTTTCCTCTGGGACTTGCGGTAGGCGAGATACTCCTGGGTCGTCATGTCGGCCGGATCCTTTACGATCGGCTCGCCAGCGCCCACAGAAGTGTCGGCAGGCGGTGGCGCCTTTGACACGTTCTTGGCTGGCGGTTCGACTTTGGGCTTGGGCTCTTCCTTCGGCTTGGGCTGCTCTTTTGGAGCCTCCTCGGCCTTCGGTTTCGCGCGCTCAGCTTCGATCGTCGCCTCCAGCCGGCCGAGAAACTTGATGGCTCTCTCAGCGTTCAGAGACATGAAGGTCGCGCGATCTTTGGCGTTCATTGCTAGGTGGTAGAGCAGGTGCGGGCCGAGCTCGGAGTCTTGGATGGATTCGAGCACCGACTTGGCGACGTCTTTCTCGCGGGCGAATGCCTCAGAGACAACGTGATGGAAGTCGGGTATCTCCTCCTCCACAGCAGCGAGCCGAGTTGCCCACGTCTCAGAGGCTTTGCTCTGGCGCGTGGTCTCTTCTGCTTCGCTCTGTTTTCGAGCCTTTTCCGTATCAGCCTGCTCGCGATCCCACACTGCAAAGGCACGTGCGTACGCGGCGACATTCGGAAAGTCTTCTGGCTTTGGCTCTTCGCCTGCGGCCCGGGTGGGCTTGGGATCCTCGGGCTTCGGCTTACCCTTTCCGGCAAGCTCGGCTTCGAGTTCCTTGACCCTTTTCTCTGCATCGAGTCGGAGCTTGCGTTGCAGCTCGGCGAACTCGGTTGCCTCTTTCATCTCCCGGTGTTTCTTGCCGATGACCTTGCGGGCACGCTCTGGTAGATCATCCTCAGAGGGTTCCTCGGCCTTCGGCTTCGCGGACGGGTCCGCGCGAGTTTCTTTTACCGTACCCTTCTGAGTATCGTCAAGTTTTTTTGAATCATCGAGCTTCGGCGCATCGACCTTGGCCTCGGGTTCCGGGGTCTTTGCCGGCTCGGCCTTGGGCTCAGCCTTGGATTCTGGGGCTGGCGTCACGACGCCGTTTCGCTTGATCGCGATCTTGGCGCGCGTGGTCTGGGGCAGATTGGGGTCTTGCTCCACCTTGCCGGTGGTCACGAGTTCGACGAGATTCTTCGCGGTAACAACTGTCGCCATGGGTTGGAGTGCCTTTTGCAAGCTGCGCACCCCATGACTGCGCCACGCCCAGGGAGGTCACACTGCGCAAACCGCCCTGGGTAGCGGCTTTTCGGCTGGCCGGCCTATGCGCAGCGAGATTTCTAATCGATAAGCTTTAGGGCTCGATCTGCCATCGCATGGATACGACCAAGCGCCCACAGGGTCATCTGGCGCAGCTGCAAGTGCGATACGCTGACTTCATGCTGTATTACATCTTCAGTTCGGCAATAGGTTGGGGCGGGATCCTGAAGCCACTTCCACGCTGGCGCGCCGCACCTATGGCACTCTGAATCAGTAGCACCCCTGCAAAAATGCTCAAATTGGCGTGTCATTCGAGTCCAGGCGCCGTTGGCGGAACAGGGATCGAGAAGCGCCGGAGGCCTCGATTCGTGCCGTAGTAGATGCAATCCTGCGACCAGCGGATGTCATCCCACGTGATGTCGTAGCGCATGCCATAGACCGGCAGGTGCAGGCATACGAAATATTCTTGAGACTCCGCGCAACTCGTCATCGCGCGAAAGTCGTTTCTGTAAGTTATCACGCCGACAGTGAGCCACTGGTTCGGCATCGGAAGGCGCCAGCTGTAATGCTTCAGGCCCAGCCATTCATTCGCGGCAGCGATCAGAAGCACCAGAAGCGCAGCGTAGGCAAGCAGGATCCAGTGAAGCAGCGTCATTCGAGCCCCTTCTGAATCAACCTGTCTGCCGCCCGCTCCTCGCTCGCCGACTCCACCTGAGAGTTGAGCAGCTGAGTCGCGGCATTGATCTCTGCGACATCGCGACGCGTGGTCGCATCCGACTCGATCTGCAGCCGCTTGGTCTTATCGTCACGCTCGGATTTCTCGTTCGCACTCTCAATCTTGGCGGCGGCGATGCTGCCGGCGTACTTGATCTCGAGGGCCTGCTGCTTGGTCAGCTCGGTGAGCTGCTGCACCTGCTGCTGGAGCGAGTCAACGATGGACTTGGCCTGCGGCGAGAGGCCCTCGACGGCCTTTTTCAAAGCCTCGGGCACGTCTGGCACCATGCGGTCGGCCAGCTCCTGGGCGCCGGTGAACGGCATGTTGCGGATTACGAGGTCCGAGCCCTTGGCCGCCACTGCAGGCCCGAGCGGGGTGTCGAGCAGGCTCAACATGCCCTCGGCGCCCTCTTCCTGGGCCGTGCGGTAGTCTGGGCCGGCATCCATGATGATGTCGTAGGTGCCGTCTTCGAGGTTCTTCGCGACCTGATAGTTGCCGTCGGGATCAGCTGCTGCCGCATCGGGGTCCGCATCGCCCGTGGCATTGATGCGCACCATCTTGGCGCTGCCATCCTCACCCACGATGCGCTGCTGGCGATCGGTGTCGTAGTAGTACGGAATCAGATCCAGCAGGATCATGCCAGTCCACATCACCGCCAGCGCCTGGTTGTCGGAGTACTGGAAGTGCATCAGGTCGCGCTCGCGCATGCGGCGCTGCAGGTACTTGTTGCCGCTCACGACGCGCCCCTGCTCGATGGGATTTTCCATCGGCATGCCCGACATGGCGGTGAGATTCATCAGCGCCATTTGCGAGGCGTTGAGCTCGCCCTCTGGGATGGGCGTCGGCGGTTGACGCTGAGGCGGTGGAATCGGCTGGCCGTCCGGGCCCATGACAGGCGTATAGACCAGCTTGCTGTTGGCCCTGCGGTTTGCATTGTCCCACTCGGGATGATTGTCCGTCTGGCCCTCGGCAACGACCCAGGGGGCCTTGGGGGCAAGTGCAACCTTCTCGGTGGCGCTCGAGGTCCAGTAATTAAACATGCGCGCGGGGTCCATCATGTTGCGGACCATGCCCCAGCGCAGAATCTCGCCCTCGATGTTGATCTCGTTACCAAGGCATCGCACCACGGGGATGTAGCGGCCTGGCAAGTCCTCCTGCTCGAGCACCTCGATGCCGCCGAGCACGTAGCGCTGCACCTGATCGCGCGTTGTGGGCCGCGTTTTCTGCCGGCCGCGCTCATCGACGAACGGACGCCAGCCGGTCTGTGCCATGACGTCTTCCGAGAGTTCCGAGCGCAGCGCGGTGCGCCCATCGTTCATCAGAACGAGCGTGTCAGGCACGCGATAGATGCGGAAATAGCGGCACACGCGCACGTTGTCGCGCGTCTCCCACTTGTAGTTGTCATCGCCGACCGCGGCGCGGTTCCAATCCTTGTTAGGCGCCTTCGGGTACTTGGCCTTGTACTCCTGGCGGCTCATGTTGCCGGTGATCAGGAACCACGTGCGCTCCTCACCGCAGGGGGAGGTCGCCAACGGATCGTCGTAGCAGGCAAAGGCGTTCGTGATCGCCTTGATGATCAGGTCCTGGTCGAAACTGCGCGGATTGCAGTACTTGCCGCAAATCTCCCAGTAGCCCCAGCCGACGTTCTGCGCACTACGTACGCCTGCATCGTAGGCAATCTCGGCGTTGCTCAGGTTCTGGATGTGCCTCATCAACGAGTCGATGACTCGCGCCTTCTCGACGCTCGCATTGCCCCCCATGGGCTGGCACTTGATGCGCGGGCGCTGCTGCTTCAGCTGGTTCTCGACGCGCTGACAGTTGGCATCGGTGTGATTGATGGTGAGGCAGGGGCGCGCCTCGACAACCCGCTGCTGGCGGATCGACTTTTCCCACTGCTCCTCGTAGCGAAAGCGCAGGGCCTCGATACCGCGGGTGCGGTTCTTGCTCTCGTATGTCTCAGCCTGGGTGAAGCGATGCTTGGCCTCGAGGAAGATTTCGCGCTTATTGACGGCGGGCTTTTCTAGGTCGAGGAGCTCACTCATTGATGGCTGCCTGCCTGGCCCAATCGCCTACCACGCCCCTGACATCCTCCAGTGTGAATCGTGTCACTGGACCCGCGGCAACTCGACCAAAAGCGGCAGATTGATTGCGCGCCCAGCGCGCCTCTGCAAACGGCTCAGTGAAATTGCCAACTGATGTGAAAACTATTGGCCAATGCAGGCACGCATCCTGCAGTTGAGTGCAGTAATCGAAGCCAGTCATTGCGCACCGCCGAGCAGCTCAATCGCCTGCTGTGCCAACCCCTGCTGCTGCCGCACCAGCTGCGCCAAGCGGCTCTCGCTGTCCATGGCACTGATGTGGGTAGAGGCAATCTGCTGGAGCAACTGTAGCGCCTGCGCAAGCGGCGCAGCTGCGGGACTCTGATAGCGAGGAGGAAGGTTGACCTGCATGCGATCGGTGCCGCCGCTCCAGTCCATCGGGACAGGCTTGACCTTCGGCTTGTTCTTGCTGCCCTTCTTTCGGCCGCGGTGCTTTTTCTTGGGCAGACCAAGAATCCGGTTGCCAACCGCCACTGAATCATTGATGGCCTGCGTGACCTCTGGAGAGTCGAGAGCAAGAATTCTGTTGCTCACGCAACCTCCGGCCAGTGCAGCCGCACGCTCGGGTGCCGGGATAGGACGATGGATGTCCCGCCGGTAGCCGCCACAGACGCGCCAACCAAGAACCGCAAGAAGGTGCGGCGGTTGGTCATGCTGCATTCCTCAGCGTCTGTCTCACCGAATACCACAGCATGCGCGAGGCGGCAGGCCGGCCTGGCGGATACCACATCGGCTGCAGCGGCATGCCGGGACGGTCGTCGTAAAACTGCGCTTTCGGCGCCGGCCTAAGTGGTGGGTTTATCACCCGCGCATTCAATCAGATTTTCTAAACGTTTGCTATATTTAAACGATTAGAAACTCTAAAGGATCGATCAGCCAATGCCCTCGCCCCCAGTACTGATCCTGGCAGTTGTCGCAGGATCATCATGACCACCATCGGCTCGCACAGGCCGAAGACAACGCGGTTGAGTCGATCATCGATGTGTTGGAGCGCCCCGCCGCAGCATTGGCAGCCGGTGCGCACGTGGGTGCCGCCGATCGGGCTCAGGCTGAGGCGTCAGCGCACGATAGCTCAATCGTCCAATACACCCCCGGCGATTGACCTCATTTCATACGCCAAGCGTCCAAGCTGACTTATCCCATCCACCCGCCAGCGCCCCCATTGGGCACGCGAGTCACGATCCTGGTCGGCGCCTTCTTGGCCAGTGGCCGCGCATGCCGGCGCATCATCATCGCGTACCGCGTCGCCGACATCAGGTCATCGGCTTTTTTGACGATGAGCCCATCCTGACGGTGGTACAACATGAACTCCTCGAACCACTGCGCCAGGTGTGCGAACACCTTGAGCCGTCCTGTCTGCATGCGGTCGTACATCTCGGCGATGCCAGCCTCCACGCCATTGCTACCGTCCTCGAACGTGGCGCGCTCTGGGAGCATCGCGAGCCCTTGTTGCTTGTACTGCTTGGCCAGCTGCTCGCCCGATCCCTTGTCGTGCTGTAGGCCGTCGTGCGGCCATGCCCAGGGCAGCCACGAGCCCCAAGGGAGCACGGAGCTCGAGAACATTGCCGGCGTCTGCTGGCGCTGGCGATGGACCGCCGTCACGTACAGCGTGTCGCTGTCTCGATCCCAGGCGAGTCGCGCCGCTGCGCTGGGGTGATCCCAGCCGAAATCGAGGCCGGCAATCTGCGGCCAGTGACTTGGAATCTCGATGGGCGCACAGCTGATCTCGTCCTGATCAATCGGGAACACGCGCCCGCTACCCATGACGGGGATACCCCGGGCCCGGGCATCGCGCTCATGAGCAGCGTACCCGGCAATGATCTCGGCGCGCTGCTCGGCGGTGTAGTGCTCGGCATCCTCGATCGTCATCATGGTCAGGTGCGTACCGGGAGGCTTGTCGACCAGGAAGCGATTGACCACCGCGGTGTGCCCCTTGAGCGGCGTGAACGTGGTGAGCACCAGCCCCATGCGTACGTTTGTGCGCGTGCGAGCCTCGTTGTAGACATCCTCGTCGTGCTCCTCATCCATCCATACGCCATCGAGCGTCGGACCTTGCCACTTCTCACGCCCCTGGTCGTTGCTCTTGAAGTTGAGCTGGCTGGTGCCAGCCTGAACGTCACCGCCTCCACCGTGGCGCAACAGGATCGTGTCAAGGGCATCAGGCAAGCCGCGGCGTGGCGCCGGGTCGATGATGGCATCCGCCGGGATCATCCCCGTACCGGGCTGGCCGAGCGGGCCGTATAGGATGCGCTGCGGGTTGTCGCGCGTGCTCTCACCGGTGACACCTGACGCCCAAAAGTGCGGCGGGTAATCGAACGTCCGACCGGGCCAGCTGCTCGGATAGCGACCAGTCAGGTGCAGCGCTACCTCGGCGCCAGCGGCAATCGTTTTTCCCACTTGATTGCCCGCCATCAGCATCCGCTCACGGAACTCCTTGCCGGCGGCGTGGAACTCGAGTTGCTTCGGATACGGGCGATACTCAGTGAGTCGGTTGCGAGCCTTTCGCCTTTTTTGCTCCGCGCTCAGTCGCTTTTCCAGTTGCTCCAGCGAGGACTGCTCTAACTGCAGCGAGGACAGCGGCGAGAGTTGTGTCATCGATCTCTTCCAGCGGGTTGGTAAGCTCGACCTCCTTGGGCAGGAGAGAGGCGCACACCTTCATGTACACCTCGGGCTTGTTCTCCCGGCATTCCTTGATTGCAGCCTTACCGTGAGCGTCGAAGTCGGCGGCCAGTGCCTCCAGGAACTTGCCCTGGATCTTGCGCCGCGCGCCTTGGGTGCTGCCGCCGGGATTGCCTGACTGACCGGGTTGCCATGGCGGGCCCGGGGGTTTCGCGTTGGGATTGGCCATTGGGTGCCGCTGAGCGGATTGTCTATTCGGCGACCGCCGGCTCATTTTCGGAGCCTTTTCCCGACCAAAGACCTCTCAGCCCATTTGACATCTGCCTGAACCACTCACTTTGCAAGTCACCATCGTGGGTTGGTTCGACTCGATATCGCTTTCGGTAGTCTTTCTGAAGTCCCACAAGAGCCAATCCTGCCGTGCCATGACCTGGGCAACCGGCGGCTGCCCGGGCCCATTGCCGCTCTGACCAGCCGAGAAACTCGCCCATCAGTGCTCTCTGCGTCATCCAATCACCATCGCGACATCTTGCTCTTGGCAAACCACGTGCAGCTCACTGCCAATCGTCACCTGCGGGAATTGGTACCCGTTGAGTTCGAGCCCGCCGACCTCCACCAGGTCTCCCGGCTTGACCTCCGTCGGTATCACCTGCCCCGTCTCACCCATCTTGCAACGCTCACCCTTCGAATTCCTCCAATACTTCTTGACCCGCTGGCCTGGGCCAACAGCGACAACGATACCACGCATGGGGCGTCGCTCACTACCGGCCACGGTGATGATTGTACTGGGTGACCACTCCAGCGCCTTGACAACGATCTGGTCACGCAGCGGTCGGAGTTTCGTGCCGTCCTCGAGCCATTGGATCTTCATTCACTCGCTCCGCTCATGCTCGCCACCATCGGCACCAGTACACGCCTTGAAAACTCATCGAGCGACAGCGTCAGGTCGGCCCTGAGGCATGTGCCTTCAATCATCTTGGTACGGCACTGAGATGTTAGCTTGATATCGTAGCCGGCGTGCAATGGCCAAGCGCTATCTTTGACCGAGACGTGGCAGCCAGGAGCCATTAAGGCTAGCTTCTCGGCAACCATTGTGGCTGTCAGGTGGTAACTCGCCATCATTTCACCCAGTTGTTGATTGCGGTCAGGAGGCGCCGCCAGAGGGATCGGCGCGAGTTTTGCGCCTTTGCGATGATCTTGCTCACAGCCTCGCCTGCTTGGTCGTATCTGTAGCCGTCGAGCAGTCTTGGATCCATCTCCTCTACCGTGACGTATGGCACCTCCAATACGTGCGTCGGGTAAACAGATTTCATCTCATAGAGGACATCGACTTGCTGCTCGTTTCCCTTCTTCAGGTGTTCGGCGACGCCTTGGATCATGGCGGTTTGTGCCGCAATCACTGCCGACTGTACGTCCATATTCGCTTTCAGTCGGGCCTGCTGGATTTCGCGCTCTCGCTTCGCCTGCTGGCGCTTGTGATCGATCACGGCCTGCTGGTGCTCCTGAATCAGGGCCTCGATGCGGGCCGCCATCTCAGCCTTTGTCTGCTCATCGGGGATGTCGCTCACCTGCACCTCCCCGCAAACACACTCGCACTCGCCGCACGCAACTGCCGTGCATTGGCCAACTGCACCCACACGAGCTGTCCGTGCGCATCGATGATGAGCGACTCGCGGCCGGCGTCCTCGCCCTCGATCCGTGTGTCGATAAGCCAGGAGTCACCTAGGCGTCGCGCCTGGATCCTGATGCCATGCGCCACGTAGCTGTATGCCCGGTCGTATGGGCCGTCGACGCGAATGTCGGTAGGCGTGCCATCGGTCAAGATGATCTCGACCCGTGCGCCGTCGTAGCGGGGCGTGGGCACGATGCCGGGCGACATCGTGATCGCGCCGTAGCCGGTGGTGATGGTGCAGAGGAGGGAGGTGATCACTCCCACTCCCCGCGCTTGAAGCACGCCACCACCTTCATCGTGTCGCGTTCAGCGATATGACACCATCGCAGGGAGCCCTCTTCTCGGTCCAATCCCGCCGCGATCTTGGCGGCGTCCAGTGAGTCATGATCCGAGACGTAATCGAACGCACCGCCGCTCGGGTAATAGATGTCTCCAAGAAACAGAAGATACGGCTTCATCGGCCACCTGCCGGCATCGACGGCCTCGCGCCTGTCTCGACGTCGGAACATGATCTGCGTCGGCTCCATCACATCCCACTCTGAGCCGCCAGAGTCGATCAACGCCAAGAGGTCGATTGAGTCCCGGTAAATGGTCGACTGTGCCAGCCATTTGATGCGCCCTGCGCCGATCATGCCGCTCATTGGGACGCCTGCGCCGGATTCGCCTGTCCGACATGAGAAGGCGGATCATCATCAATGGCGCGAACGAACTTGATCCGGTACGCGCCATGCCTGGACCGATGCTCCTGTCCGCAATAGCGCCGAAAGGCCGCTTCGTGGAGTTCTCCGGGAAGCAGCTCGATCGCGTGACCCATCAGTCCGCCTTTCCATGAGCCTTTCGACGGCCCCACCTCAGATGTGTAATTGACCTCGATGCAGCGCTGAATTTTCGGCCGCCTGAACCATGAAAGCCAGCGGAACACGCCCGTGCCGAATCGCCACTCGCGCTCTTCGATGCGAGTCTTCGCTAGGATGCGTTCGCCGTCGTAGTCATCGAATTCGAACCGGACGACGGGACAGGCCGCCTCAACTGCCCTTGTGGCCTCCCATGCATTGTGCCGATGCTCGCCCGACGCGGTGCTTCGAAGCGCCTCCTGCCAATCCCATTCGCTGCAGAAATGCTGCCCCTTAGCGTCATACAGACTACGCCGCACGTGTCGCCACTGCCTCCATGGCAGAAAGAAACACTTGCTCTTGTCGGTGAGACTGTCGTGCGTCTGCGCGCCGTAGCGCAGGTGTAGAGCGCCCTCGCTGACCGAGAACCCAAACTCGCAAGGGGTGTGGATCTCGTACCAGTCTCGCCCCAGACGCGCGATGGTGGCCGCATCCCAGGATCCGGCGGCGCTGTGCCTGCTGACCTGATCCGGAATTACCTGCGGCAACTCGCAGATGAGCGTAGCAGTACCCAGATAAAACCGAATGTGGCATTCGTCTTTACTGTCCTCGAAGGCGCCGCTATCGATCACGGCGCCCCACGAGCGATGACAGCCAAGACTCAGAGTGAACGGCCACAAATGAAAATCTCGGTCGCTGTATCTGCGATTTTTCACGGCTGCACCTCGGGATGCTCACTCGCCACCCGCACCCCGCTCACCCTCGCCTGCACAATCCCGCGCAGCCGATCCGTGATGACGATCTCGATGCACCGGGCGACATCGGTGCGCCCGCGAGGGTCAGGCTTGCCGTTGGCATCGAGCCGCACTTGGGCCCGGGCCTCGGTCAGTGTCATCTGCTCGCCAGTCACGGTACCGGGGCGACGCAGGATCTCGACAGCCTTGGCTTCGAGCTTGGGGATGTCGGCGGTGTCGGACTCGACGACCAGGGTTGAGATCTGGAAGCGCGCAAAGGCGGGATGGTCGGCGTCCTGCGCCAGTGCACACTTCGCCAGCAGCACCAGCGCCATCGCGGCGGCCAGGCAATAGGCAATCAGATCCACTTGTTTCGTTTTGGCCATGCTTTAAGTCTCCTGGTAGTTGAAAAGGTCAGAGAGCGCGACTCGGGGCAGTTCCGCATAAGAATTCCAGCGCCGCGCGCACGTTACGGTTTCGATTCCACGTGCCGATGGCGCATGGCTGCCAGTCTTTGATCTCAATGCCGTCGACATCAGGAGCGCCTGTCACCACCCGCACGCGATCGGCTGGCATATGGTTCGTCGTGATCCACTTGTCGGCCTGCTCCTTGGTGCCGGCGAATAGCAGCCACGGCCGTGCGTCCACCACGACCTCGTGCGGCGCGTGCTGGGCGCGCACCAACGGCAGCACTGGCTCGAGCGGGATATCTAATCCTGGCCGTGCGGTGAGCAGTACCGGCGCCTTGCAGCTCACGATCGGGTAGCGCTGGCCGGTGCGCATCACTGCGACGAGATTGAGGTGGGCGAGGTTCATGTGGCTTGACTTCGGGGGCTAATGTCACCTGTAACGGCCCGGCGCTCATACCGCTGCCATCTACTGGCTGACGGCTCGTTCCCGCAGACGGCGGTCCGACACCTGGACCGGATGAGGATATTCCGAGCCGCGTTCACGTCTCGGTCATGCGAGTCACCGCACTCGCTACATATCCAAGATCTCACAATCAACCCATTTACTCCGCGAGGACCGCTTATGGCTCCACACGAAGAACAGGCGACGCTGGTGTAACTTTCGTTGACGACTTGGAACGTGCGCGCAGCCTGCTGGCTTTTGTAATCGAGCATGTTCTTGACCATGCCCCAGCCGGAATCCAAGACGGACTTGGCCATCTTGGTCTTCACGAGCTTGGAGCTGCTCACGTCGCCTACGACGATGAATTGATACCGGTCCACGATGGACCGACTGAACTTGTGCAAGGCATCGGCGCGACAGCGTGCGATCTTGCGGTGAATGCGCTTTAGGCTGCTGAGAGGAATGGTGCGCAGGTCGTTCATTGTTCGACGACCTCGATCATTCGGCGTACGAGAGCCAGCGCGCTCAACTGCAGCTCGGTTACTGTAGGCTTTAGCGCGGCCCCAGCGGCGTCCCCAGCGGCGTCCCCAGCGGCGGCCCCAGCGGCGTCCCGAGCGGCGTCCCAAGCGGCGGCCCGAGCGGCGGCCCCAGCGGCGGCCCGAG